CCTTACGTTCCTCTTCAGATGGTTCGTGCCGTTGGCGAGAACACCTTCCAGCCTAAGATCGGATTTAAGACCCGTTATGGTATGGTTGCCAACCCATTCGCAGAAGGTGCAGCACCTGTCACCAATCCTGGTCGTCTGAAGGCTGCTACAAACCGTTACTATCAGAGAGTTCGTGTTATGAACCTCATGTGATCCATCCGGTTCATATGGTCTATGAGAGGGTCTTCGGACCCTCTTTTTTTATCTAAATACAAATAAAAACAAATGACATCTGCATTTGCGAATCAGATACAGAATAGAAATTTTTTATCTCCAGTAGGTTTTAAGTTTACTTTATCAAAAGAACCTAAGGCATCTTTTTTCTGCAATTCTGCTAGAATACCTGATATCAGTTTAGGTACAACATTACAACCATCTTATCTTAAAGATTTAGATGTTCCTGGAGATAAGTTGACTTATGGTGATTTTTCTTTAAGATTTTTAGTTGATGAAAATCTTGAAAACTATATGTCAATTCATAATTGGTTAACTGGATTGGGATTTCCAGAATCTACTAAACAATTTGATGATCTAACCACCAATGCTAGTGGTCGTAAAGACTTAGGTGAACAGTTTAGTGATGGAAGTTTACATATTTTAAATAGCAATTATAGAGATGTTGCTATTGTAAAATTTAAAGACTTATTTCCAGTTTACCTGACTTCATTAGATTTTCAGTCAGGAGAAACGGACACCAATTACTTTACAGCAGAGGCAACTTTCAAGTATACTATCTATGATATAGTAGGCACTGACGGCAGAACTCCCTTATGATGGATCTTGATAAAATTCAGGAGATGTGGGAAAAAGATTCTCAGATCGATCCTGATAATTTACATGATGAATCTTTAAAAATTCCACAACTTCACTCGAAGTATTATACGATTTATAATACGATTACTCTCTTACGAGAAAAAACAAGAGAAACTTATAATCGTGTTCGATTGGAAAGACACAACTATTACACTGGAAAAGCACCAGCAGAGGTCTATGTAGAAGACCCTTTTCCATATAAAGTCAGGGATAAAGAAGCACTTCAGAGATATATGGAAGCTGACGATAAGTTAAATAGTATTGATCTTAAGATTCGTTATTATGACGTAATGCTTAAATTCCTGGAAGAAATTATTAAAACAGTTGCCAATAGGACTTATCAAATAAAAAATGCTATTGAATGGCACAAGTTCCAAGCAGGGTTTAATTAATGTACGAAGAAGAAGACGACTACTATGCCATAGAAATAAACATTCGTGGAATACGAATGGTTCATAAAGCACTGGTTTTGGCAGTAAAAAATTGGGCTGGAGGAGATCCAGAAGAACAGGAAGATTTAATTGCTATGAGAGACAATTTTTACCGACTTGTTTTGGAGCATCAGTTTCAAAATATGGACTAAATATTCATAGGTGATTCCTATGGGTTATGTCTCATTTGATTATTTCTAAAAAGAACGAGGTATATCTTCAAGTAAAAGCAGAACCACATGTCTACTACGAGTTAGCAGACCAATTTACTTTTGAAGTACCTGGTGCAAAATTTATGCCTCAGTATCGTAACAAATACTGGGACGGAAAAATTCGTTTGTTTAATACACAAACGGGAGAAATTTATGTTGGATTGTTAGATAAACTCATACAGTTTTGTAAGAATCATGAATACACTTATGAGTTTGTAGATAATAAATTTTATGGACTTCCATTTGAGACAAATGAAATGATCTCAAAGGAAGGTGTGAAAGATTATATGACTGCTGTTAGTAGATATGCTCCTAGGGACTACCAAATAGAAGGTGTCTACGACGCATTAAAACATAATAGAAGGTTGCTGATATCCCCAACTGCTTCTGGAAAGTCATTGATGATATATTCTCTTGTGAGATATTACGTTGAGAAGCAACAAAATATTCTGATAGTCGTTCCGACGACTTCGCTTGTAGAGCAGATGTATAAAGACTTTGAAGACTATGGTTGGGATGTAGGTTCATATTGCCACAAGATCTATGCTGGACGTGAGAGAGAAACTGACTCGCAAGTAATTATTACAACTTGGCAGTCCATCTACAAACTTCCTCGCAAATATTTTTCCAGATTCAATGTGGTCGTTGGAGATGAAGCACACCAGTTTAAGAGTAAGTCATTAATATCTATAATGTCAAAACTTGCTGACTGTAAGTATCGTTTCGGATTTACTGGAACACTTGATGGCACACAAACACATAAATGGGTATTGGAGGGTTTATTTGGACCTTCATACAAGATTATCAGAACAGAAGAACTGATGAAGAAAGGTCATGTTGCAACGTTGGATATTAATGTACTTCTATTGAAACACCCTGCACATAAGTTTGAAAACTTTGAAGAAGAAGTTCAATATATTATCAACCATGAAAGACGAAACAAATTTATACGTAATCTTGCTTTAGATCTTAAAGGTAATACACTAATTCTTTTTGCAAGAGTTGAAGGTCATGGACAACCACTATATGAAATGATAAATAACAATACGGTGGATAGTCGTCAGGTATTCTTTGTTCATGGTGGAGTGGATACTGAAGATCGTGAAAAGGTAAGAGAAATTACTGAAAAAGAAAATAACGCAATTATCGTTGCTTCATACGGAACTTTCAGTACAGGCATTAACATCAAAAATCTGCATAATGTTATTTTTGCTTCTCCTTCTAAATCCAGAATACGTAACCTCCAATCAATTGGAAGAGTCCTTAGAAAAGGAAACAACAAAACAAAAGCAACTTTATATGATATCGCTGACGATATATCCTACAAATCCAGGAAAAATTATACCCTTAACCATTTAATTGAAAGAATCAAAGTTTATAACGAGGAGAATTTTAATTACGATATAGTAAACATACCACTTAAAAATTAATGGAAGAAGAATTTTACGCAATATTAAAACTTACATCAGGTGAAGAAATTTTTTCTTTAATCTCTATTGATGAGAATGAAGATGACCCTATTATCATGCTTCAAAATCCAATTACAATGAAGATAGTCAATAGTACAAATGGACTTCATGTAAAAGTTAGATCATGGATGGAAATGTCATCAGATAGTATTTTTATTATAAAACCTGATAAGGTAATTACCATGACTGAAAGTCATGATGAACGATTGATAGAAATATATACAAATTACATTAGTGATGAAAATGATTTAGATATCTATAATTCTTTTGGATCTACAGATGATTCTTCAGGAAAAGTGATTCCATCACAAAAAATGGGATATATATCTTCAGTAGATGATGCTCGTAAAAAATTAGAAGATATTTTTAAACTTGAAGTAGAAGATTCTAAAGAAAGCTAAAGTCTTATCTTCAAACCTAACAAAGGTATTCTACTTATATTTCATCATGTTGTCAAGCTTCAGAAGTATGCTATAATAAACATAACTTATAGTATTAACGAGTAATGACTTATGCCCAAAAAGAAATCGGAACACTATGTAAATAATAAAGAATTGTTAGAGGCAATGATTGTCTACCGCACTAAGGTGGAAAAATCATATATGAAGACTTTTAATAAAGATCTTACCGAGTTGCCAAAACAAGAAAGAGGTAAACAGTGGGAAGGAAAACCTCCGATTCCAAATTATCTTGGTGAGTGTTTTTTGAAAATTGCAACGCACCTTTCATATAAACCAAACTTTGTTAATTACATGTTCCGTGAAGATATGATTTCTGATGGAATCGAAAATTGTGTTCAGTATATTCATAATTTTGATCCTGAGAAATCTAAAAATCCTTTTGCATATTTTACTCAAATTATTCACTATGCTTTTTTGAGACGCATTCAAAAAGAAAAGAAACAACTAGACATCAAAACTAAAATCATTGAGAAAACTGGATTTGATGAGGTTATGATGGTTGATGATAGCTTGCTTTCTGGACATAGTTCGGACTATAATACGATCAAGGATAATATTCAATATCGCAATAGATGAAAGTAGCAATCATCACAGACACTCACTATGGTGCCAGAAAGGGTTCTAAGTATCTTCACGATTACTTTGAACTCTTTTATCAGAATGTTTTCTTCCCTGCCCTAAAGGAACACGGTGTTGAAGCAGTTATTCATATGGGTGATGCGTTTGATAGTCGCAAGTCGATTGATTACCAAAGTCTTGAGTGGTCCAAGAGAGTTGTCTTTGATAATCTCAAAGATTATGATG